GGAGACGAATGATACCTCAGTACCAGAGCCATTTTTATCTCGCTGAGTTACATTAACATTTTCGCCGCCGTTTTTACAAGTAACCATAATCTGATTACCTTTTGACCACGTTTTACCAGTAAACTTTGATGAAAGGAAATTAGTAGCAGCTGAACCAACACCGTTAGTACCAATCGTTACACGTTCATCGTCAAAGGATGTACCGGCATTTACTCGAGTCCAAGCAGCCACTGGTCGAAGGATCTTTTCTTTACTGGTTTCGTCGTATATCTCATCTTGTGGAATACCACGACCATTATCAGTAACGGTTACCATATCCATATTAATAGATACATCAATTTTATTTGCATGTTTAAAGTTAGTACGAATTGCCTCGTCAATCGAGTTATCAAGGATTTCGTCAATCATCTTAGAAAGCGCAGGAACATACTTTGATGTTTTCCATTCGCCTTTTACAAAACGTTCAACTGATTCTTGAGAACTTGAGCCAAGGTACATACCAATACGTTCTCTGACGTGTTGACGTGCGGTTAAAATTCTAAAGTCGTTACTCATATCAAAAGCTCCATTATTTCGCTATATTATATATAACCTATCCAGTGTGTGCAATCGTCGCAGGGATCATCCATGCAATTTTTCCTTTGCTGTGCAGGGAATACTATTTATTTAGAATCAGTAAACCCTATTTAGATAAATACTACCACAGTTATAAACAAATGTAAACAGGAAAATGTATAATGAACACTAATTTTTTATCTCCTATTGGTTTTACAGTCAATGTCAAACGATTACCAAACGTAGAATTCTATACTCAAAGAATGCAAATCCCAGGTGTAAGTGCTGGTGCAGCGGAAACGCCAAACCCTCTAAGTACTCTATATAATACGCCTGATAAATTGTTGTACCAAGAATTGGATCTAAGTTTTATTGTTGACGAAAACATGGCAAACTACTTTGAATGTTTAGATTGGATTGAAGCTATTACGTCACCAGTAGAGCTCGCTCAGTTTGGTAGATTAGAAAAAACAGATGATGGAATTGTTTCTGATATTTCTATCACTATATTAAATAGCAACAAAAATCCTAACATCAACTTTACGTTTTTAAACTGCTTTCCAGTATCGTTAAGTCAAATCACTTTAGACGTAACTTCGCAAGACGTCGTATATCCAGAAGCGTCGATGGTATTCCGATATGATAGATTTACTCATACAAAAATTGGTTGACATTCTAACAAAACTGTGATAGAATACTAACTATATACATTATGAGAGGTTAACATGAGTACTGACGACATTAGTGAAATCTGGGCTGAAGATGCCAAAATTGATGAAACTCAATTGGCACAAGAAGCGAAAAAGATCCCGCAGCTTCATTCCAAATATTATAACATGTACTATAAAGAAGCGCTTAAAGTTAAAAAGCTTCGTTACGATTACAAAGTACTTGAAATGAATAAACGTGAATGGATTGATGGATCCATGGCTGAAGAAGATTTACGTGAGTTTGGATGGAAACCTTTTCAGAAAAAAGTTATACGTCAGGATATGGATAAGTATATCCAAGCCGACTCTGATATTATACGCATGAGTTTAAAAATTGACTATCATAGCTGCAGAGCAAATTTTCTCGAAGATATTGTCAAAACAATTCACAGTCGTAACTTTATTATCAACAACATCATATCAGTGATGAAATTCCAGGCTGGCGATTACTAATAAATAGTATCGTATACAATGGAGTAAATTATGTCAGATGTGATTAATGTTGAACAAATCAACGCAGTGTATTTAAAAATTAATACTGAGTCTAGTGTTAAGTTTGAACTCGAAGCATACTTTAGATTTCAACCTCAAGGTTATCAATTTTCCCCAGCATATAAGAATAGAGTTTGGGATGGATGGATTCGTATTTTCCAACCACTAAAACCTGTACTTTATGTAGGGTTATTTAGTAAGCTGCGGAAGTTTTGTGAAGATCGTGGATATGAGTTAAACGCACCAACGCATTTGATGGAAGGTGAAACAGTTCCTGACGATTATGGATATGAGATTGCCAAGGAAGTTAACTGTAAGTTTGAACCACGCGATTACCAAAACAAATATATCGTTGATGCTATACGTGATAGTCGTTCTTTATCTCTATCGCCAACATCTTCTGGTAAATCACTTATCATTTATTTAATCCAACAACATTATTATAGAGCGTTTGAGCATCGTACTTTGATTATTGTTCCAACGATATCATTAGTACATCAGATGGCTGGCGATTTTATTGACTATGGTTGTGATCCATCTCACATATATAAAATTCAAGGTGGTGTTGATAAAAATACCATTGCACCAATTGTTATATCTACTTGGCAGTCTTTAATAAAAGGACTTAATAAAGATTGGTTTAGTCAATTTAAAGTAGTACTTGGAGATGAAGCACATTTGTTCCAAGCGAAATCATTACAAAAAATTATGGAAGGACTCGACGAATGTTATTATCGACACGGATTTACCGGTACGTTAAAATCAGAAGAGAGCAAAACTCATAGACTGGTTCTTGAAGGTTGCTTTGGTTCTGTTCGTAAGCATGTTTCTACTAAAGATCTTATGGATGACGGTACTATTGCTGACTTTAACATAAAAGCAATTGTATTATCTCATAGTATAGAAAACAGAAAAGCATTTAAAAAGGCATTAGGCAAAGTACAGAATACAAGTCAAAAGTATCCTGCTGAAAGAGAATATTTAACGAATAACAATAAGCGTAATATATTCATACGAAATCTATTGTGGTCACTTAAGGATCAAAACAATTTGGTTCTATTTGACTTAGTAGAGAAACATGGTAAAATATTAGAGCCAATGTTACATAAAGAAGGTCGGCAGCTACATTTTATATATGGAGCCACTAAAGGTACTGAACGTGAGCGAATTCGTCATATGATTGAGAACGACCCTATTAAACAACACGATATCCTTGCATCGTTTGGTACATTTTCAACTGGAATTAATTTGAAGAAACTTGATAATGTTATCTTTGCATCTGGATCTAAATCAGAAGTGAAAGTACTTCAATCAATCGGTCGTGCCCTAAGAAAGGGCAACGATGCCGATAAAGCTACGCTTTACGATATTGCTGATGATTTGAGTGTTGGTGCCTACCAGAATTATACGCTACAACATTTCCGGAAGCGTATTGAAATATATGGGACTGAGCAATTTGAAGTCAAGATTTATACGGTATCTATATAGTTATTATCAATTAGCATAAAGCTATTATACCATACCTAAAATACAATGTCAATAGAAAAATGCATAGATGGTGAAAATAATTAACTATTGACATTATTTAATTACTATGTTATTATTATATAGAATCCAATAGAAATATTAGAATTCCAAATTTAAAATAGGAGGCTGGCTGACCATATGGCAAAAAGAGCTAAAAGAAATTATGTTAATAATGCAGACTTTTTAGAAGCATTAATCGCATATAAGAAAGCGTGCACCGAAGCAGAAGATGCTGGTGACGAGAAACCAAGATGTCCGGACTACATTGGTAAGTGCATCTATCAGATTGCAACAAGACTTGCAACAAAACCAAACTTCAGTGGATATTCGTATAAAGATGATATGATTTCAGATGGTATTGAAAACTGTCTATTGTATATGGGTAACTTTAACTCAGAGAAATCATCTAATCCATTTGCATACTTTACTCAAATTATTTGGTACGCATTCCTACGTCGTATTCAAAAAGAGAAAAAGCAGATGTATATTCGCTTTAAATCATCTCAAGTTATGGTTGCATCAGGTGGTACATACTCTGGTGATGAAGTAAATCTAAATCTTAATACTAATGTTGATTATATGAATTCGTTTGTCCAAGATTATGAGGATAAGATTGCGAAAGATAAGGCGAAGAAAAAAGCATCAATAGAAGAAGCTGCCGAAGCCGAAGCAGCTAAAGTAGAGGATCCTAAAGAGTGAAGGTCGCTATAATTACAGACATGCATCTTGGTGTGCGTGGCGATTCTAAAGTATTCCTAGATCATCAAGAAAAGTTTTTTAATGAAGTGTTCTTTCCACATTTGGATGAGCATAACATCAAAACAGTATTGGATCTAGGTGATACATTTGACCGTCGTAAATACATCAACTATGTTACGCTTGATAGAGCAAAAAAGTTTTTCTTTGATGAACTACAAAAACGTGACATTGAATATCATGCAGTCGTAGGTAATCACTCCGTATATTATACAAACACAAATGAAGTTAACTCGATGAACTTGTTGCTCCAAGAGTATACAAATTTCAATATATATCGTGATGAACCTGTCGAGTTGACATTTGGGTCAACCAATGTTATAATGGTACCATGGATTACAAAAACAAATTCTGAAGTATGTTTGGATGCCATTCGTAAATCAAATGCTCATATATGTATGGGTCACTTTGATATTATTGGTTTTGAAATGCTGAAGGGTGCGATTTGTGATCATGGTCTAACTAAAGAATTGTTTGGTAGTTATGAACAAGTTTATTCTGGTCATTT